TCGCAGGTGGTGGCCAAGTGGTTTCCTCCAGCGTGGGCAGCACGGCGAGTTTCCATCCGTACCTTGCCCTGCAAGCTGGTGACCGGGGCGTGAAGTCCATCCAGAGCGTGACATTCACGGCAGGTGGCGGCGGACTGATGGCGCTGGTTATCGTGCAGCCATTGCTCTCGGCTTACATCACGCAGGAAGCGCGCCGGACCACAACGGGCAACGTTGAGAGCTACGGGGCGTGCGATGAGTTCGCCTCGGTGATCCATCAGGTGCCCACCCAGATCAAGGACGGCGCTGTCCTCAACCTTTTCGCAGCCGGTCATGCTGGCTCTTTGGCCTCGTCATTCCTGGCGGGCATTCTCGAAACGACATGGAACTAGCATGGGCTTTAGCTCTCAAGACGACCTGATCAACCAGATCACGACCAATGGCAAATACGGCAATGCGTTCTCGACGAAAACGCTGTCGTCTGCCGGTACGGCTGGACACTGGACGCTGTTGTCGGGCCATGCCGGATACCCGGCAGCGTCCACGTTCACGGGCACTGACCTCACCTATGTTCCCACGGATGACACATGGTCAGAGGGCGTCATCCCGCACGGCGGGAACGTCTCGACGGCGACGAAACACTTCCTTGGGGCCGGGGCGACTGTTGTAGCGGCGGCGGGTGCGCCTTGGTTCCTGATGGCGATTGACCTTGTGGGCTTTGTCCCGCTGTCAGGCACGAACGTCTCGACCACGGGCACAAAGACCGTGACCATGACGGCGATTGGATCAAGCGGATCGACGGGCGACCGTTACCCGGCTGGCGTGGGCCTCCAGATGTTTGTGGCGGCTGACACGGCTCTGGGCGCCAACGCGCCGACCTGCATCGTAAACTACCTCGACACGACCGGCGGCGCCGGGGCGACCACCACGTTCACCTCGACCGCCTCGCTGGGCATCGGGCAACTGCTGAACACGGGCACGGCGGCGAACAAGTATAACCCGTTCCTGCCCTTGGCGGCTGGTGACTTGGGTGTCTCTGACATCGTGTCGCTTGTCTGGGCGGGTACGGCGCACGCATCGGGCACGGTTATCATCGGCCTCTGTAAGCCCCTGTGGACAATCCCTGTGCCTGCGACGGGCCTCTATACCAAGATGGATTTCCTGAATGCGTTCCCATCGCTGCCCCGCATCCGGGACGGGGCAAACATTCAGTTCCTGATGTTCCAGACCGGTGCGACGACTTCAGCCGGCACGATCATGATCGACTTCGACTATGGATTTGGCGGCTGATGGCGCTGCACCAGAACGGGTTCCGGGACGGGATGCGGACTGCGCGCTTTGTCGGCGCGGCTGTGTCGAACAATGCCTACCCGTATTCACTGCATGCCAACTGGGGAAAGTTCAACCGCAACGCCTTCACGGCTTTGGGCTGGTCGGCAAAGTCCGGGTTCCCGAGCGGGCACCTGCATCCATCAAGCTGGGTCATGCCCCAGAAACCGGGCGGGCTGAGCGCTCATAATAATGCGGCTGGGGTTGCAGTCTTCACGGCCTCGATTGCAGAGGGCCGCAATATCGCAGGCACCTTTGACGGCGCGGCAACATTCGAAGGCACAGGCGCGCTTGTCGTCTCCGGTGTCGGGACATTTGCCGGGGTGGCGGCATTTGAGGGCAACGTCACAGCAGCCCTGAACGGCACGGGTACATTCGACGGCGCTGCGTCCTTTGAAGGCACTTTGCTGGCGACGGGCAACATGCTGGGGACGTTTGCGGGCGAGGCAAGTTTCGGGGCGATTGAATACGCCACGGGGTCCATGTCGGGAAGTTTCGCCCCGGCGGTCACATTGGAAGCGCAGGGGTTCTCAAGCTACCTGCTCGACTCGGAAGACATTGAAAGCGGGCTGACCCTGAGACAGGCGCTGCGCCTTGTGGCAGCGGCAACGGCAGGCAAGCTGTCCGGGGGCGGATCATCGACCGTCACTATTCGCAACGCGGTAGAGGATACCAAGGACCGCATTGTGGCCACGGTGGACAGCCAAGGCAACCGTTCGGTTCTGGTCTACGATCTTGAATGAGCGTCTTCGCATCTGAGTTCTGGAGGAGCTTGTATTTCCTCGGCATTGGCGGGCAGGCCAGCGAGGCTGATCCGAACGCGATGTTCGGGCTGTTCACGGGGTTTTCTGAGTTCACGGGCACGCTGCGAGACGGGGCAGCGCCGGTCAGCACACCGGTCCGCAAAGGCGGCAAGGACGACAGGCGCAGGCCGATTGTCCCTCAGTATGTGGAATGGACGAAAGAGCGCGAACTCGCGGTTGCCCGGCATGAAAAGGCGCTGTTTGCCGAACTGCTGGACGAAGAACCGCCCCCGCTGCCTGTCGCTGAAAAGCGCGGGCTGGACCCGGCAAAGGAACTTGAGCGCATCAACCTGCTGATCCTGCAAGCCATGCAGGCCGCAGCCGATGACGCAAAGCGCAAGGACCGCGAACGCCTCCGCAAGGAAGCAAGGCGCAGCAAGGTCGCGCCTCCGACGACGCAGGAAGACACAAAGGCTCTCGTTTACTGGCTGGTGAAGCGCGCGGAAGCGCTGCGCGAGGCCGAGGAAGACGACGAGGAAACCATTCTGCTCTTGGCCGCTTAGGCCCTGAGCAAATACCCGCCGCCGGGGACCGGGCGTATCAGGCCGCCGCTGTTACGGGCGTTTGGAGATGATGATGAGTGGAGAAAAGGACTTTCTTGACGAGTTTGCCGAGCAGGATGCTGCCCTTGAACCCGCGCAACAGACCATTGACCGCATGGAACCCGCTACAGGCGGACCAGAACGCGGACCCGATGGGAAGTTTGTCCGGAGGGAAGCAGCCGAAAAAGCGACGCAGGCCGAAACGGGCGCAAAAGAAGCTGCCGGAATGCAGCAGATCACCGAGCCGCCGTCGGATGATGAAGAAGGTGCCCAAGTCCCTCTGTCGGTTGTCAAAGCCCTCCGCAAGGAACTCCAGGAGCTAAAACGCTCTCAGGGATCGACGACCCAGACGCAACCCAAGGCGCCGGAGTTTACCGGGCCACAGGTAGCATTCGAACAGGACCCGCGTTCTTACCTCGAACAGACGTTGCACGCCCAGAAGATGCAAATGAGCATGTTCATGGCATCGCAGCAGAATGACGAGGCAACCGTTCGTGAAGCATGGTCAGCCTTTGACGAGGCCTGCCGGAATGACCCGGCGACTTCGGCCTACAGCTACACGCTTCTCCAGCATCCGCACCCGATGGGCGAGCTGGTCAAATGGTACAAGCGCGAACAGCAATTGCAGATGTTGAACGAGGCAGGGTCACTTGAGGCCCTCATTGAACAGCGTCTTCAAGCCATGCAAGGCGGGCAACCGCAGGTCCAGACGCAGGCAAGGCCGAACGTCCCGCCATCATTGGCAGGCACCGGCAAGCCCCGCACTTCAGATGCAACCGGTGAGCCTTCGGACGGCTTCGACGTGCTGTTCAAACGCAAGTAGCACCTGAAAGGTCACAGCTATGTCATTCACTACGCCCGCAACGGGCAATATCCTCAAGAAATGGGAGACAGACTACTTTGCCGAATACGTTCGGGAGAGTGGGTTCAATCCCTACATGGGCACGTCTACGAACTCGCCGTTCGTCGTCAAGAAACAGCTCATCCAGGGCGGGCAGGTCATCACCATCCCGCTCGTCACGGCTTTCTCCGGCGGCAACGTCGGCGCAGGCACCCTGACCGGCAACGAAGAAGCGCTGGGCAACTTCAGCTATGACCTGAAGCCCTACTGGCACCGCTTCGCCGCCGCCATTAAGAAATCCGAGGAGCAGAACTCGGTCATCGACCTGCTGAACGCATCGAAGGACATGCTCAAAGTCCGCGACATGGACGACATGCGGGACTCGATCATCAACGCGCTTGGTTCGATCACTGAACTGTCGTCGGCCTACAAGGAAGGCGTTTCGCCAACCGAACAGGCTCACCCGAAAGAAGTGTTCTTCTCGGAATCGACCGCTGCCCAGAAAAACGCATGGTCTGCGGCCAACCGTTACCGTATCCTCTACGGCAACGCAGAAGCCAACTACAACGCCACGTTCGCCACAGCTGCTGCCAACGTTGACACCACGAACGACAAGTTCACCGTGTCCTCGCTGGCTCTTCTGAAGCGCATGGCCAAGCGCCGCCTGCGTATCCAGAAGGGTGACAGCATTGACCTGCCGTCGATCCGTCCGATCCGCACCGGATCGCAGGGCCGTGAATACTTCGTGTGCTTCGTCGGTCCTGAACCGTTCTCGGACCTCAAGATCGACATGCGTACCATCAACCTTGATGGCCGCCCGCGCGATGTTGAATCGAACCCGATCTTCCAGGACGGCGACCTGATTGTGGACGGCGTTGTGGTCCGGGAAATCCCCGAGATCAGCAACGTTGGCACCATCGGCGCGTCTTCGGCTACGGTGTACCCGGTCTATTTCACGGGCGCTCAGGCGCTTGGCATTGCGTGGGGTCAGACGACCCGTGCCACGCAGCGCAAGGAAGATGATTATGGGTTCATCAAGGGCGTCGGCGTCGAAAGCCTCTGGAGCGCAGAAAAGCTGCGTTACAACGGCATCGACCACGGCATGATCACCGGCTTCTTTGCCGCCACCTGATCCGCACACTGAA